CTTCTGGCGCCACGCGACGGCGGGGCTGCCGACCAAGGCCGCAGGGCCGGGCTCGGACCTCATCGGCGGGATCGGGGCGCTCGACTACCCCGACATGCTCGAATATCTACGCCATCTGCGTGTTTATCTCTACACCGGCACGCAGCCCGCCTCCTACACCCTCGGGCTCATCGAGGCGATGCTGTCGGGCGTTCCGGTCGTGTCGATCCCAAAGAGTCAGATGCGGATGCCGGGGCTGTTCGAGGGCGACGAACTTGCAACGGACTCGTCGTTGTCCGCTGCGGAGGCGCGGGCCATTCTCGCGCTGTACCTCCGCGATGAGCACGCTGCGCAGAACGCCTCGCACCTCACCCAGGATCGGGCTGTCCGCCTGTTCGGCATGGACACGATCGGTCCCCGGTGGCTGGCGTTCCTCGGGGCGAAGGTCCCGGTGACGGCATGAGAGTCCTCGCCGATTACCACCATAGCGACCTGTTCGAAAGCTTCGCGCTGACGTTCGTGGATCGCTTCGGGTGGGACCTGTATCGCCCGATCGGGATGGGCTGGTACGACGAGGGCATCTGGAACTTCGAGCGTGCCTACCACGGCGACGCGGTGGCGCGGCAGTATCTCCAGCTCTGGGACAGCGACGTGCTGGTGGGTGACCACTGGGAACGCGCCGACACGACGCACCCCGGCCGGACGTACCGGATGGTCACCCTCGAACAGGCGCGTTCGCAGGGCTGGGACATCGTGATCTCGTCCCTCCCCGACAACGACCGTGGGCTCCACGGGTTGGCGCAGGACAGGCACGCGGCGTTCGGCATCCAGCTCGGCAACGTCGGCCAGATGTCGGCATGGGAGCTCGCGGACTTCGCGCTCTGCTCGACGGCGATGCCGTACACCCCGGCGAAGCCCTACGTCGTCTACCGCCAGGAGTTCTCGCTACAGGACTTCCGCTACGAACCGCCGCCCCGCGAGGACTTCCGGGTGGCGTCGTTCGTCCAGTGCCTTCCCGAGAACCCGCTCGCCTACGCGCAGTTCCTCCGCTACGCGCGCTCCGAGCCGTCGTTCGACTGGCGCATCTACGGCTCATACGGCAGCCACGAGACCGACGAATACGCGGCTGGCAACCTGCCGACCACGCCAGCGGTCGCGGCGGGGATGCGTGGGGTTGATGTCGGGTGGCATAGCAAGGAATGGAGCGATGGCTACGGCCACGTCATCCACAACCTGTTCGCGGTCGGGCGCCCGGTATTCGGGATCGCCCGCTATTACGAGGACAAGCTCGCCGGGCCGTTGTGGGTCGATGGCGTGACGAGCATCGACATCAGCCGCCGTGAGCCGTCCGAGGTGCTCGACATCCTGCGGCGGCTGCGGGAGAACCCTGACGAGCACCTGCGGATGTGCGAGGCGTCCGCAGCGCGGTTCCGCGAGGTTGTCTCATTCGATGAGGATGCCGAGAAGGTGCGGGGGCTCATCGAGAGCGTCGCGGGGGTGCCGGCGTGAGGTTGCTCTTCGTTGGGGATTCGGCTGACTCAGGGTTCGGGACGGTGACCTGGAACATCTGCACCCGCCTGCTCGGGCTCGGGGTGGATGTTCGGATCATCAGCCAGAACATGACCGGCATCCCGATCCCGGCGCCCTTGGGCGAGCGGACGTGGGACGTCGCCCAGGTTGGCGCGCAACTCCCCTCGATGATGCTCCGCGGCTTCGACGACGGCTGGACGCCCGACGCCTGCATCATGGTCGGCGACTTCAACGCCGCGCGTGGCAACGTCTTCGGACACCCGACGCTGACGAAGGCGTTCTCGACGGTCCCGACGTACCACTACTGCCCGATCGAGGGCGTCGATCTTCCGCCGCGCTGGGCCGAGCTGTGGCGGATCGTCCACCCGGTGGCAATGTCGAACTTCGGCGCCGACCAGATCGCCGCCGTGACCGGGACGCGGCCACCGGTCATCTACCACGGCGTCGATACCGACACGTTCTACCCGGTGTCACCCTCGCATGTCGGCCACTGGAAGGACGGCGTGGTCGCGACCAAGGATGCGGCCAAGGATGCGTTGAAGTACCCGCGCGACCGGATCATGGTGCTGCGCACGGATCGCCACATGCCCCGCAAGCGTCAGAACTCGCTCCTGCGGGCGATGGTGCCAGTGTTCGAGGCAGTGCCTGCCGTTGATCTCGTACTCCATTGCCGGCCCGAGGATCAGGGGGGCTCGCTGTGGGACGCCATCAGCAAGCTCCCGGACGAGTTCGTGGAGCGGGTCAAGCTCACCAAGGCACACGACACGTTCCGGGGCCTGTCCCGGCCGATGCTGAACGTCCTCTACAACGCCGCCGACATCTACGCCTCCACATCAGCCGAAGGGTTCGGCCTGACGATCGCCGAGGCCATCGCCTGCGGCGTGCCAGCAGTCGCCATGAACTACTCCGCGGTCCCCGAAGTGGTTGGGCCGGCGGGGATCCTCGTGCCGTACCGCGAGCTCGTCGACAACGAGTACGACCACTACTGGGCAGCGGTGGACGAGGAGAAGTTCGCCGAGGCGATCATCCGGCTCGCCACGAAGCCAGCCGTCCGACGCTCGCTCGGCGCAGAAGGGCCCCGTCAGGCCGCGCGGCTGTCGTGGGACACCACGGCGGCGCAGTTCCGCGATCTTCTCGAAGGCAAGGCAGCCGAGGTAGCCGCATGAGCCAGTTCGCAACGGCCGCAGAGCTCCGGACGTACCTCGATACCTCCAAGACCGACGGCCGCTACACCACGACGAACCTCGACTTCCTGCTCACGGTCGCCTCTGAGCAGCTTGAGCGGGCGACGGGCCGGCTCATCACCGCTTCCGCGTCGAACACGGCCAAGACATTCACGACCGCTGGTCGCGCGATCGTGACGGTGCCGGACCTCCGCGCCGCGACCTCCGTCACGCTCGGCGGCACGACCCTCACGGCTGACCAGTCGTACTGGCTCGTCCCGTCGGCGCAGGCGAACGACATCTACACCGCCGTCCAGGTCCGGCCGTTCCGCGGGCCGATGGGCGGCGGGCCGTGGTATCTCCACTACTCGGAGTGGTTCGACCGGAACCTCGACTCGCCGCTCTTCGGGGCCTCCTATGACCGCAGCCTCCCGAACGATCTCGTCGTGACGGGCCTGTGGGGCTGGACGTCGGTGCCTGCGGCGTGGAAGCTCGCGACGATGGCGCTCGCGGGCTACTACCTGAAGCACTCCGACGCGCTGCTGGTGGGTGCTGGAGCGTCACCCGAGGAAGCCATCCTCGACTTCAGCGAGTACCCCTCCGAGGCGCAGCGGCTCATCCACGACTGGCAGCTCGGGGAACAGGTGGTGCTCGCCTGATGGCCGGCCTGTCGATCCAGATCAAGGGCATCAAGCAGCTTCGCTCACGGCTTGACAATCTCGAAGACCTCGGGCCGCTGATGCGCGACCTGGCGCTGACCGCAGTCGGGGAGCAGAAGCGGCTTGCGCCGGTCCGCACCGGCAACCTCCGACGCTCGATCCACGTCGGCCACGTCTCGACGCGCTCCGCTGACACGGTGGCGCAGGCCGACTACGCCGCAGCCGTCGAGTTCGGCACGAAGCCACATGAGATCAGGCCGCGCAACCGCCGCGCGTTGCGCTGGAAGGACGGCAACCGCTACCGCTTCGCGACGCGCGTCCAGCATCCCGGCACGCGGGCGCAGCCGTACATGATCCCCGGCGCGCAGCGAGCCATTGCCGGGCTTGGCGGCTCAGGCGGGTTGAAGGAGACGATCATCAAGCGCTGGAACGCGGGCGCGTAGATGGCATCGACCTTTCGCCGTGACGTCACCGCGGGCCTCATTGCGCTGGCCGAAGACTTCAAGACCGCCAACCCGACGCTGCTCCTGCGGGTCTACGCACGGCGGCCGCTTGGCTTCACGGGCGACCTTCCTGCGGCCTATGTCGGCTCCCATAACGAGACGTTCCGACCGTACGTCGGCGTCTGGCATCGGACGATGGAGCCGCAGCTCGTACTGGTGTGCAACCCGACCGGCGAGACCGATGAGATCGCCGACGAGGTGGACACGCTCACCGACGAGTTCCTCGATTACGCCAACTCCCGACCGCACGCGGTGTCATCGAACTCGGCCACTTGGCCGGCCACCGTGCGCGACGTGGAGCTGGAATTGGACAACGTGACCTACCCCGCCGTGGTCATCACGTTCACAGCACTCGGCGGGGAGGGCCGAGGCTAAAGGAGAGACATGCCGATCCAGGGCTTCACGAGGTTCCGCGAGCATCAGGTCGGGTCGCAATCGTCGATCTCATCGAACACCGCCGCGACGCGCGCGCTGCCGTACCGCGGGCCGATCGAGATCGAGCCGAACCGCGAGCAGCCCGACATCGACGAGGGCTCGCTCGATCCGATCACGGCTCCTTTCGCGGGCGCAAAGGAGATCACCGCGTCGTGGGAGGGCAAGCTCGCCTACAACGACGCGCCGTACCTCTGGGCAGGACTCATCAAGAGCGGCGTCACGCCAACCGGCGCCACGGCGAAAACGTGGACGTTTCAGGCAGCGTCCCTCACCGCAGATGGCGTCCAGCTCTACACCGACGAATGGGGCGATGACGTTACGACCGACTGGATCAACGCCGGTGGCGGGACGATCGACTCGTTGGAGCTCGGCTTCGACGAGGACCTCGGCGCGTGGGACGTCAATGCCGATCTCGTCTACGCCAACGCGACGATGGGCACCGGGCCGACGGGCGGGCTCACGATCGACTCCGCACCGACGTGGGTCTACGGCGCCGACACCGAGGTCTACCTCGACAGCGTGTATTCCTCGATCGGCACGACGAAGCTGACCGATGCGGTCCACGCCGCGACGATCACGGTCAACAACAACCTCGACCAGAAGCGCTTTGCGAACGGCTCGAATACGCGCTTCAACCTCGCCGGCTTCGGCCGCGGGGCGCGGGAGATCGAGATCGAGCTGACCGTCGCCAAGACGTCGGCCACGATCGCCGAGCGGGCGACCCTCGACGACGACCCGATCCCGAACCGCTTCCTCGAACTCCGCACGACGAGCCCGGCGATCATCACTGGCTCAACGCCGTACAGCCAGTCGATCCGGGTCCCGGCGCGACTCATCACCGCGACCGACGACGAGATCGGCGGCAACTCCACCATCGTCCTGACGTACCGCGGCTTCTACTCCAGCGATTTGGGGTACGCGCTGCGGGCGGTCGTGGTCAACACGCTTAGTTCGCTCTAGGAGGGGGTATGGCAGAACTAATCCAGGTCAAGGTAAGGGACTGCGAATGTCCCGAGACACCGC